TGATAGCCCACTCTCTCGAGTACGCTAACCGACATTCCACGCATTGACCGCACTTTAGCGGGCCATGGGTGGGATGCGACCAGAGGGAAGTACACACAATACCTTACAGACGGATACCGCCACGCATAGGCGCAGCCTTGATGTTAATCATCTTAGTACGACCTACGTTAGAGCGAAATTGTCCAGCAGAACTATGTTTATGAACAGGGCTACGACTTAGTGGTTTCATTGAAATCTCCTTAGGTTTTGGTGTCAATGGGCACAGTTACATCAAGTAAGTTACTGTGCCCAATATTACATCATTCCGCCTTAGACGGCGTGGCCTCTTCTGTCACTTGCGTGACAGAAGAGGGTTTAGGAATAGCCAATCCCAAGCGAATCGCCTCTTCGGCATTTGCTGGGTCAGCAAAAAACTCAAGGAACTCTTGAGGGCTATTATTAAAGCGAGAACGCACTTTAGCGTCCATACGCATAAAAGACTCGTCCGCAGCGCGGACAAGATTCATAGCAGACTGATAGTCAAAAACACCCTCAAAATCAACATATTGAGGAAATGTATTAGGTGTAGGCAAAACACCGGTCTTAAGAAAACGATTAACAATAGTGTTAATGTCAGCTTCTTCTTTAAACTGCTGTTGCGTTAAAGAATCATCCATACAAGAAAGACCAGTCATCTCAGACTGGATATCAAACTTGTCCAAAGCAGAGGCTAATTTCATAAAAACTCCAATTATCTAGTAGAACGAGAACGAGAATAACCACCTTTGACGTTACCTTCAGCGTCATAAGTAGTACCAGTTTCCTTTGTGGTTGTGGAACGTTCCCTAGAAGCACGATCTAAAGCGCCTTCGCGCTCTCTAGATTTAAGTGCTTGCCAAGGAAGAACTTTATCAACCCACTCAGAAGAAACATCAGAAAGAACCTTAATCTCACGAGCAGTAACACCAAGAAAATTAGTTTTCTTCATAGCATCATACTCAGCATTAGAAATTAAACCATCAGCATGCATCTTAAAAGCAGTAGCATCTAATACCTTACGTTTAACTACTTCTGTTTGGCCCTGCTGGGCCATCAAAGCAGAAGATTCAGCAAGATTAATATATGCAGCTCGAACACGACGTTGTTCTTCAATCAAACGCTTACGCTCTTCAGGTAAGTTAAGAGTTTCTTCTTCTATTTTCCTTATTTCAACTTTCAACTTATCAATAGTAGCATCTCTTACTTCTAACTCTTTACGAGTTAAATCAGTTTGAGCTTCTGTTTGAGCAACCTCAGCACTAGTTTTAAAAGCCTGAGCAGTACTTAAACCACTTTGAGCTCCAACGGCAGCAGAATTTTGATAAGTAGGTGTAGCACCAGCAGGGGTGGTTGCACCACCCCCTTTAATATAAGCAAGCATAGGATTAAGGCCAGCAGCCTCTAAATCCTGAACTTGACGTTGATAAGCAGTATTAGACATTCGCTCTTGAAAGTCTTGAGTGTTTTGAGCAGCTTCGGCATTAGCAGAATTGGTCAGTTGCTGACCAACAAAGCCAATACCAGCAGCAGCAAGAGCAGCGGTTCCGGGGTCAATCATATTAGAAATGGTCAATCAAACCGGGAACAGAATACATTGGCAACGGACGAGCGGCAGTAATATCAAAAAAAGCATCTAACAACAACTGCTGACCATTAGCACCAGTACCAACTGCCAAATTACGAGCAAGTGGAGGAGTATCTTGAATAAAAGTACTATTCAAGGTAGGAAGAGAAGTAAAACGCTGGGCATAATGCCATGGGTCAATAGTACCAGCAGAAGTAGACTTAAACAAACCTGTGATCTGGCTTGGGTTATAACGTAACTCAGCCCAACGCTCTTGATAACCAAACACATTGTTATCAGCAGATGCACCAGTACAATAAATTTCTTTATTTAAAATAGCTTGCTCACCCAAATGAGCAAAAGCGGGAAAGTAATAGTCATAACGAGTATTACGCGACCATAATTTACGCAATCCCTGCTGATAAGTAAGATCAGCACGAACACTAGCAAAGCCAATAATGTGCCCGTGTTCCACGCAAGAATAAGTAAATCCATGACCTTTATGTACAAAGGTTCCAAAAGCAGCCAAATTACCGATAGGGGTTGTTCCACCAGAAACTCCAGTTGCAGAAGTCTGCATAACAGGGGAAATATTAATCAATGAAGAGCCACCACCCAAATATTCGGGCCTCTGAAGCCTTGCATCAGGACTCCGGACCCCAAAGTGGCTCTGCAAGATTTCTGTGTACCTTGTACCACCTCGCGCATCGCGCTCAAGCAATTTCTGAATCTGAAACGACTGGCGCAACTGGTTAATAGTAGAAGCAGTAGCAGCAGAAAGATCAGCATAAAGACCAGAAGTCCCACCGGGGCCAACCACACCAATTACTTTTTGATTACCGTAATTAGTTTGTGGAGTATCACCACGGTTACCACCATAGTTATTGGGCGCAGTATACATAGCGCCTTGTGCAGTTGAATAAATACCAAAAGTAGAAATGTTATCAGTCAAACCCAAAGTCTTACCATCACCATAAACAGGTGCAGTAGTACCAAGCGGAATGGTTACAGGAGTGCCACCTTTCTGTGGCCAAGGCAAAGCACTAGTGAAATAATCGTGTCGCTTACCGCGACGCATCAAAACATAATTAGTAGCAGGAGAAGCATCAGGACCATCACCAGTATCAACAGTCACACTGGTTTGCAAGTTTTCGTCTCTATACCACTGGTTCCAAATCAAATTGCAGGCTCTAACGGGCAAAGCAGAATGTGTGACCGTATTACCAGTGCCCACCTGTCCGACAGTAGGCAACCCAAGATAGTCTTGCAACGAACCGACTGCATAACCTGAAGCTGGGGAAACTTGTTGAGGTATAGAGTAGGAAATCGAATCGGTAGGGTTATTTTGCTCCCCCATAAACTTAACCCAATTCGACCAGACCAAACGATTAGGTACAAAGAAAAACTGCGTGTCGATATGGAGATTATCCATAACCGGAAAAATGGGGGTAGCCAAACGACCGAAAAGCGTGGCGTTAACATTAAATGTGTCTCCGGGCAAGGCCTCTTCGCACATGATAGGCACAAGATAGCCAGAATCAAAAGTAGTCTTCAATGTCTTTTGCATTTGAAAACGACTACGAGGAACGTCAGAACGAGGAACCATAGCAAAGCTATGAGAACTAGCAGATTTGTTATGAAACATGAAAAACTCCAAGTTTAAAAAAAAGCACCCCCGAAGGGGTGCAAGGGTCAGGCAACTGCAATAGGAGCCTGAATTACGTCTTTAGCACGAACCAACACAACAGGTTGTTCTTCCATGCTAAAAGTACCGGTATTATCATCAAAAGTACCGATCAAATACAAATCAAAATCATCTGGGTGCTTATTCAACTGATTGTCAGCAGCAGAACGATTAACTTCATCAGTAAAGTCACGAACAGCAACATTACGATGAGGAACGAAAAATGGACGGTTAAAAACATCGGCTGCGCGATCTTTAACAGAAACTACAAATTGCAACATATAAGACCTTTAAAGTGTTCGTTTTGATTGATTTAAGCGAGAGTCAGTTACCTTCTGCCTCGCAATTTTACGGATGGGTTGGTTTTCATACATATTACGCTCTACATCCATGTCGGCTCTTACCGACGAGCGAAACTGCATATCTAAAGCTAAATCATGGCCTAACTCCTTTAACAAATTTTTATAATATCTAGGGACTGGAGCCCTAGAACCCTGAGTAGTCACAACTGATCCAGTTGGAAAAACATCTGACATGAAATAATCTCTAAACCATCCTTTGCCAATACCTTTACTCATTAACATGAATTCAGGATTTGGCATTACGCACTCTCCATCTTCAGTAACGGCTAACGGCAGAGGAGAGGCATTAGGGCCTTTGATTTTTTTCATAATATAGCGTGCTATATAGGCAGCGGATTCAAAGTTAAGAGATCCGATAAGATGATTGCCGATTGATTGATCGAACTTGTCACGCCAGGCGCGACCAGCTGCATCAGATATGAAAGTCCTATCACCATTAGCAGCACGACCAAAAAGGACGCGATCATTATCAAAGTCCACTCCAAACAACGCAATATGAAAGTGAGGACGTCGGGTTTCATCACCATATTCTCCGGAAGCAACGTATCGAAATTTAAACCCTGCCTTACGCAGACGCTTAAAAAACTTTTGCAAGTCTTCCTTGTAAAGCTGTCCGTGTTTGGGTAGGTGCGCATCGTCATATGTTAGGTTTAGCATACAGGACTTCTCGTGCAACATTTGCTCGTGAGTTATCCTGATAGCCCACTCTCTCGAGTACGCTAACCGACATTCCACGCATTGACCGCACTTTAGCGGGCCATGGGTGGGATGCGACCAGAGGGAAGTACACACAATACCTTACAGACGGATACCGCCACGCATGGGCGCAGCCTTGATGTTAATCATCTTAGTACGACCTACGTTTGAACGGAACTGACCAGCAGAGGAATGCTTGTGAACAGGGCTACGACTTAGTGGTTTCATTGAAATCTCCTTAGGTTTTGGTGTCAATGGGCACAGTTACATCAAGTAGGTTACTGTGCCCATACTAGCATAAATTTACAAGCTCACATGGTGAGCCTAAAAATTTTTTCATTCCGCCTTAGACGGCGTGTCCTCAGCAGGCTCACTACGTGAGCCTACCGAGGCTTGAGGAATAGTCAAACCCAAGCGAGACGCCTCTTCGATATTTGCTGGATCAGCAAAGAACTCAAGGAACTCTTGGGGACTATTGTTAAAACGCGCACGAACTTTAGCGTCCATACGCATAAAGGACTCGTCGGCAGCGCGAACAAGATTCATAGCAGACTGGTAATCAAAAACACCCTCAAAATCAACATATTGAGGAAATGTATTAGGTGTAGGTAAAACACCAGTCTTCAAAAAACGATTAACAATCGTATTAATATCAGCTTCTTCAGCAAATTGTTGCTGGGTCAAAGAAGCATCAGGAAAAGAAAGACCAGTCTTTTCAGACTGGATATCAAACTTATCCAAAGCAGCGGCTAACTTCATAAAAACTCCTTTTAAAAATTACTTGTTAATGGTGATACCACCACCACGGCGACCAAAGATAGACTTCATCAATTCAATCAAAGGCTCATATTGCTTATATTCGCGACCAAAATTATCAAACTTCTTAGCAGCATCTAAATCTAACTTACGCAATTGCTGTTCAGTATTAACAAGCTGAGCTTGAAAAATATTGGTTTCAGTCAAAGCATTAAAATTAGGAATCTGAGCTTTCATCAAACTAATAGATTCACGTAAATGATTACCAACCTCAGTTAAATTAAGATTAGTTTTCATCAAATTTTGATATTCTTGTCGAATATTATCAATAAGAGCTTTAGATTTGTCATTATCTGTTTTCAAATTTTCAAACTCTTGCTTAGTTTTATCAACTAAAGCCTCGACTTGTGGAATCTCAGCTAAAGTTTTAGCAGCCTGAGCAGAAGTTGATTTAACTTGAGCAGCAGATAAAGCAGAACCAATACCAGCAGTTGCAGAATTCTGAACAACAGGCATAGCACCAGCTGGTGTAGAAGCACCACCACCTTTAACGTAAGCAAGCATAGGATTAAGACCAGCAGCCTCTAAATCTTTAACTTGACGTTGATAAGCAGTATTACTCATACGCTCTTGAAAAGCCATCTGATCTTGAGACAATGCAATATTAGTTGCATTAGTGTCTTGTTGACCAAGATAACCAGCAGCAGCGGCAGCAGCAACGGGACCGCCCAAATAAGCGGCACCGGCTGTTAAAGCAGCATCCATTAAATCCATAATTAGAAATGGTCAATCAAACCAGGAACAGAATACATCGGCAACGGACGAGCAGCAGTAATATCAAAGAAAGCATCTAAGAGTAATTGCTGACCATTCGCACCAGCACCAACAGCAAGGTTACGAGCCAAAGGTGGATTATCCTGAATAAAAGTGCTATTCAATGTAGGAAGCGAATTAAATCGCTGAGCATAATGCCAAGGGTCAATCGTTCCTGCGGACGTTGACTTAAAGAGACCGGTAATTTGGGAAGGGTTATAACGTAATTCAGCCCAGCGCTCTTGATAACCGAAAACCGAATTGTCATTGGTTGAACCATCACAATAAATCTCCTTGTTAAGAATAGCTTGTTCACCCAAATGAGCAAAAGCAGGGAAATAATAATCGTAACGAGTAGAACGAGACCATAACTTACGCAAACCTTGCTGGTAAGTTAAATCAGCACGAACAGAAGCAAAACCAATAATATGACCATGCTCAACACAAGAATATGTAAATCCATGTCCTTTATGCAAGAAAGTACCAAAAGCAGCCAAGTTACCAATAGGAGTAGAACCACCAGAAACTCCAGTAGCAGAAGTCTGCATAACAGGGGAAATAGAGATCAAAGAAGAACCGCCACCTAAATATTCAGGCCTTTGTAGCCTTGCATCAGGAGACCTGACTCCAAAGTGACTCTGAAGGATCTCAGTATAACGAGTACCACCTCGCGCATCGCGCTCAAGCAATTTCTGAATCTGAAACGACTGACGAAGCTGATTAATAGTTGCAGCAGTAGCAGCAGTCAAATCAGCAGACAAACCAGTAACAGAACCAAAAGAAGCAGTACCAGAAGCTCCAAAAGCAGTACCACTAAACAAAGCAGCATTAGTACCTGATAAACCGTTTAAATTACGACCAACAGCACCATTAGTAAGATTAAACTGAGGTGCAACACCAGTAGTAACAACTGGTGCAGAAGTACCAAGAGGAATAGTTACAGGCGTACCGCCTTTTTGGGGCCAAGGCAAAGCAGAAGTGAAATAATCATGTCGTTTACCACGACGCTGCAACACATAATTAGTAGAAGGTGAAGTGTCAGGGCCATCACCAGTGTCAACAGTTATAGAAGTTTGCAAATTTTCATCACGATACCACTGATTCCAAATCAATGAACAGGCTCTAACGGGCAAAGCAGAGTGTGAAACCGTATTACCAACGCCCACTTGTCCGACAGTAGGCAACCCAAGATAGTCTTGCAACGAACCAACTGCATAACCGCCAGCTGGGGAAACTTGTTGAGGTATAGAGTAGGAAATGCTATCGGTAGGGTTATTTTGCTCCCCCATAAACTTAACCCAATTCGACCAGACCAAACGATTAGGTACAAAGAAAAACTGCGTGTCGATATGGAGATTATCCATAACTGGAAAAATGGGGGTAGCCAAACGACCGAAAAGTGTGGCATTAACATTAAATGTGTCTCCAGGCAAAGCCTCCTCACACATAATAGGAATAAGAAAGCCAGAATCAAATGTAGTTTTCAATGTCTTTTGCATCTGAAAACGACTACGAGGAACATCAGAACGAGGAACCATAGCAAAGCTATGAGAACTAGCGGATTTGTTATGAAACATCAAAATCTCCAAGTTTAAAAAAAAGCACCCCCGAAGGGGTGCAAAGGTCAGACTACGGCAACTGCGGTCTGAATCACATCTTTAGCACGAACTAACACAACTGGTTGTTCTTCCATGCTAAAAGTACCAGCGTTATCATCGAATACGCCAAGCAAATACAAATCAAAATCATCAGGGTGCTTATTCAACTGATTATCAGTAGCAGCACGATTAACTTCATCAGTAAAGTCACGAACAGCAACATTACGATGAGGAACAAAGAACGGACGGTTAAAAACATCGGCAGCGCGATCTTTAACAGAAACTACAAATTGCAACATATAAGACCTTTAAAGTGTTCGTTTTGATTGATTTAAGCGAGAATCAGTTACCTTCTGCCTCGCAATTTTACGGATGGGTTGGTTTTCATACATATTACGCTCTACATCCATATCGGCTCTCACCGATGAGCGAAACTGCATATCCAAAGCTAAATCATGGCCTAACTCCTTTAACAAATTTTTGTAATACCTAGGGACTGGAGCCCTAGAACCCTGAGTAGTCACAACTGAACCAGTTGGAAAAACATCTGACATGAAATAATCTCGAAACCATCGTTTGCCAATACCTTTACTCATTAACATGAATTCAGGATTTGGCATTACGCACTCTCCATCTTCAAGAACGGCTAACGGCAGAGGAGAGGCATTAGGGCCTTTGATCTTTTTCATGATATAGCGTGCTATGTAGGCAGCCGATTCAAAATTAAGAGATCCGATAAGATGATTACCGATTGATTGATCGAACTTATCACGCCAGGCGCGACCAGCTGCATCAGATATGAAAGTCCTATCACCATTAGCAGCACGACCAAAAAGGACGCGATCATTATCAAAGTCCACTCCAAACAACGCAATATGAAAGTGAGGACGTCG